TATAGTTTTTATTGTAAGATTTAACTTCTTTCATCAAAACTTCTTTTGGATATACTCTACCATTTCTGTTTTTGATATTAGACTGCATAAAGATTCCTCTAATCTTGTAATTCTTCTTACCATCTTTTTCTTCGATAAGAAAATTATCTTTTGAAAAATCGTTTGCTTCTGTAATTAGTTTAACTTTTTGCATATTACAATCCTTGATGACCTTGAACAACTTCTTCGATATAAACAGCACCATCAGAACCAGCAGTTTCGTTAATTACTGATATTTTAAAATTACTTCTTACTGTACATGCAGTAAAAGCACCTGTTGATGTTGAGTTTTTATCTGTTGTAATTGTTGTTTCTGTCACAGCTGCACAATTAGCATCTGTAAGTAAAGTGTTATATGCTGACGAACTATCTGTAACTGATATTTGATCACCCACTTCAAAGTTATGTCCTAAATCGAAAGTTAGTACACATGGGTTAGCATTTGTTGCTGAAGTTGCCCTTGCTGATTTAGGTCTTTCTTCAGGTACAACTATTACTGATTGTCCAGCTCTTAAAAATATTCCGTTTGTAGATGTAACTGCTGTGCCTTCGTTTGTAATTTTGAAGAATACATCTTGACCTCCAAACTCTGAAACTCTAAATGCAGCGCCAGAAGATAATTTTCCTAAGTCAACTGTATGTTGAGCGTCATCGGCAGTATTAGCAGCCGTCACTACATTTGCTCTTCTTATTAGTTTAAATGCCATTTTCTATCCTTTTAACTCATAAATTCAGATGCTTCTTTTTCAAAATAATCATAGAGTTTCTTTTCTGGTACTCTATGTCGTTTTGCAACATCTGTTATTGTTTTCTCAAAATTATTTAGGAAATTTGAACCCTTAGAATCCATTTTTTTAAACAAATCGTCAATCGCTTTTCGCATTTTAGGCGATTGTCGTTTATATTCTCTAGATTTCTTGTACTCATCACCTTCGAATACCGATAAGTATAAGTCTTCAAATTGCACTATACTACTCCTCGCTTGTTTCAGCTGGAGTGTCATCAATATGATTATTTACTAAACCTCTTGCAACTTCAATCTTTCTACCTTCGATTCCGTCTGCAATTTTAGTTTTCATCGTTTCTTTAAACGCATCTTCGGCATCTAACATGTTACCGTTAGATAATGCATCTACTATTTTTTCTGAACTCATAATAATCTCCTTTATTTACTATTTAGTATCATCAGCATCAGGCCCATCTGCTGGAGGGGCATCTGCTGGTTGTTGCATAGGTTCTGGCGCAACTAATGGTGCTCCACCAAATGAAGGTACTCTTGTAATACCATCTGTTTGAGGTACATCTACTCCACCGTCATCTACATCTGCACCTGACTCACGTTTCATTTGTGTTTGCATTTCTTTAATCTCAAAATCTGTCATTCTTAATACTTGTTTGTAAACAAACTCTTTACTAAAGAAAGTACCTATGTAGTTTTCAACTGAACCTAACATATTAATTCTATCATTCAATAATTCCTGTGCTTTTAATTCTGCAAAGTGACCATCTTTTAAGAAGTCAAATTGAATGTGTTCTTTAATCTTTGGCCACTCTTCAACATTGATTACACCTTTTAATACTAATTGTGTTTTCAACATATCTAAGAATAGTGGTACAAATTTCTTTCTAAGTCTTTGGATAAACTTAGTAAATTTTAATTCGTCTCTTGTAATCTCTGTTGATCTTCCTAATGAGAATGATTGCTCTGCTTCTAATCTTGAAATAGGAACATTCAACGATCTATAAAGTTTTCTTTGGAAGTAAGTAATATCATCTATCTCACCTAAGTTAGAACCACCTGGTAAAGTTGTGATTTCTGTTCCTCTTCCACCTTCTCTTCTAGGTAACCAAAAGTCTTCAAGCATTGACATGTGATTTCTATCGTCTCTAATCTCACCTGTCTTTGCATCATAAACAAGTTTGTTTCTGTATCTATTCATTACATCTTTTAGATACTGCTCTGCTTTGATCTTAGGTAAATTACCTACATCAATATAAAAAATTCTTCTTTCTGGTGCTCTTGAAATTCTGTAAATAACTAAACTGTCTTCAATCATTCTTAATTGATTAACAGGTTTAATTGCTTTATGTAAATAAGATAATACTTGATTTTTATTTGCGTCAATCAAACCAGACGGACAATATGTAATAGAGTCATCTGCAATTTTTAAACCTTGGTTCATCATACCTTTCAACATCTTCTCGTTGTAAAGATAATAATCTTGTTCTTGTTTAACTAAGATTGAACCTTGAGGCCCTGGTACTTTCTGTACTGCTTTTACTTTTCTGATTTTTCTAGGGTCAATATATCTTACTTCTTGAATACCTAGTTTAGGATTTTTTGAATCAATAATTTTGTGATAAAATAATCTTCCGTCAACATACCATCTTCTAAAAATGTCATGTCCTTTAGTATCAAAGTCTAGTAGAGACAAGACTTCATCGAAAGCTTGTCTCATACTATTCTTAATTTTATCTGAGTATTCTAGATTATCTAATACAAGGTCAACAGACTTGTCTCGTTCATCTGAAACAATTGCCTCGTTTACAATATCTTCAATTGCACTATCACACTCTGGTTGTTGTCCAATGTCTCTGTATTTTTTAATAAGGTCAAGATCATTTCGATCTCTTCCCTCTACATCTAAGACTTGAGCAAAATGTCCACCACCCGATATTTCGACTGTGCCGTCATCGGGTGATTTTTGGACAAACCTGTCTTCTGGTGCCGTTTGTTTTATTTTTTCGAATTTAAATCCGAATAGCTCTGCCATAATATACTCCTACTATGTTTTTATTACTATTTAGTAGTCTTCTTAAAAGTTAACACCACTTGCTTCAAAGTGTTGGTATCTCCAAGTTACCTCAAACTCTTCAATTGCATTTGTTGTTTCGTAAGCAACATCAATTTGACCTAGTGTCAAAGGATATGCATTTCTGAAGATGTAAGTTTTCAAAGTTGTATCGTCTCTGTCTAATTGTTCAATCGTTAAGTCTGATTGATAGTCAGCAGAATTGATAACACCAGTGTTATTCGCTAAATCATTAATACCATTCATCCACAATTCTATTGCATTTCTGATATTAAAATTTGTATCGTTCAAGAATGTTGTAGTCCAAGTTTCAAACTCTCTGTCCCCAGCGATGTAGATATTTCTACCTCTGAAAGGTACAGGGATTTCACCAAGTGTTTGACCTGGTAAGTTTGAAGACTTTGCTAAGAAACTTGCGTTTCTAACATCTAATCCTGTAGCGATACCTGCAGGTGGTGTAATAGTCACTCTAAACTGATTAGGTCTTGCACCACCACCAGCTAGATTTGCTTTAAAGTCATCTATGTTTGCCATGATTACGCTCCTCCTACTTCACTAAAGGCAACACCTGTTCGTGTCGCTATAAAGTTTAGTGTTATGAAGTTGATACTTCTTGCAGGTTTAACATAAACATCTGCAACAAATTCATTTCTATCAACAACTTCGCCTGTGTTATTTGTTCCGTCACATACAACTTGGAAAGAGTCAATTCCTCTTCTTCCTTGTATGTCTCTTAAAAAAGGCTCTACCAAGTTTTTGAATTGCGCTCTAGTAAATGCATCGTTAAATTCAAACAATTGAAATTTAGATGCTGTACTAATCGCTTTTTCAAGAACGATAAACAGTCTTCTAACATTTATTCTATCAAATGAACTTGGAGTTGTCAAGGCAGTTTTATCACCGAATAGGGTGACACCTTGGCCTGGAAAATTAACTACTGGGTTAACTCTCGCTGCGTATAAGTCGTCTCTTTGTGATTGATTTGGATTAAATGAAAGTTTAACTGCACCTCTGATTGTTCCTCTATTGAAACCTGCTGGTGAGAAAAATACATCAGCAACGTCATCTGTTCTAGCACATAGTCCAGCAATATCACCTGAAAGTGGTATATATCTGTAAACATCATTGTATCTGTCGTACATATATTTGTATCCACTATCTAATACTGCGTAAGATGAGCTTGGAAGTGTGGCAGCTGCATCTTTAACATTAACTGCTTGAGTTGCAGGGTCTGCTACTCCAACTGTCGCTGCTCTATATGGTGATATAAACACCATACAATCTAATCTAGCTGCAGCGATATCAATTAACATTGTACCGTGTGTGTCATAGTTTGCTTGTGTGTCAGCTGCTATTG